ATTGGTCAAGGGATTCTAATGTGATTACTTCTTCATTTGCTTCTATACGTCCAATTATATCTTCCTCGTGCCATCTTGTAAAAACTATCAGCTGCTGACTGTCGTTATGTAGTCTTGTCTTTACAACCGTAGTGTACCAATCCCAAGCCGATTCCCTTACAACGGGACTGTTCCCCTCTGCGTAATCTTTGTAAAGGTCATCCATAATCACGCAATCCAATGTGATAGATGTCAACGCTCCACCTCGACCAACAGCTTTCAACATTCCTTTGTGTCCTACTATCTCAAACTCTTCTGAGTTCCTTAGATAGTTAGATGCAACCGTTACCACATTGGATGAGCTTAAGGTAGTGTCAGGAAACAAGTCCACATATTCCTGCGTGTCTATTAGCCTTTGATTATCTCTATTGAACTTACGAGCTATGGTGCTATTATAAGACGTTACAGCGAGCCTCATATTAGGGTTGATACCAAACATAAAGGAAGGTAAGAATCTCGTTGAGCCTTGCGATTTACCGTGTTGTGGTGGCATTGTAATAATCAGCTTCTTTATTTTCTTGTAGGCGAATTTATTCAACACCTCGTAATAAACTTTGTGATAAGGTTGCCAGTCAAATTCAGGCATCATATAAGTAGAATAAGCCCGTAAATCAATACGAGCTTTTCTCCTTGCTTCTTCTTCTAAAAACGCTACTACCTCATCCTGCTGCATCTATTACTCTTTTGGCTATCTCAAGTTTCTTTTTATATTCCTCTTCGCTTAGATTAGCTAAATCGATGTTCTTATTAATTACTTCGCTTTGCGTCTTCTCAACATACCCTCTTCTTTTTCCTTTTGTTTTTAAGTAGAAAATAGTGGAACTTGGATTTCCATCTTTAATCTGTTTATGCAGTTGGCTTTCTGCAAAGTCTAAAGCTACATTTTCAATATCCTTTACTTGCTTAGCAAAATCTTCATCATCTGCTAACCATCCGTAGAATGTAGTCCTTCCAATACCTACCTTTTTACAAGCTGATGTTACTACTCCTAACGATTGTTCTAAGGCTTCTATTATTGCCTTTTTATGTTGTGCTGTTCTATCTTGTGCCATTACTTAAATATATACATTTATTATCTGTTACTTCTAAAAAATTAATAGGTAATCCAAATCTTTTTGAAACATCCCATAATTCAGATTTTATTTCAGTTGTAGCTAAAACCAATCTTGGCATATTAACTAAAGAATGTTCTGTAATTAATCCATAAAATAATAATTGACCAATAGCGGTTAAGTCATCATTTCTGTTATTTTTACCTGTCTTGATTTCTATACAAGTTCCACTACCATCCGAATGCCATATCATTATATCTGCAATAATATGTCCCTTACCTTTTAAAGGTATTCTATATTGTCTTTCTATATTTTTTATATTTCCCCATTTACAATTTTCAGAAATAACATCAATATTATCTAATATAAAAGTTTCATATTCTTTTTCAGTCTTTTTTATAGGGTGTGCGGTTTTGTTCATACTTCTTTCCGTTTATTTTAACTTCTAAGCTATCATCTAACTTAATCATTCTGTCTATTATTACTTGGCAATACTTTGGGTCTAATTCCATACCATAGCATTTTCTTTTGAGTTGGTGGGATGCTACCATTGTCGAGCCTGAACCTAAAAATAAATCTAAAACAATTTTATTTTTTTCTAAAATGTTTTCTATTGCTAAACTTGCTAATCCTATCGGCTTTTGAGTTGGATGTAAATATGCAGAACCAACATCTTTTCCAACACTCCAAACACTACCCAATCTCTTGCCTATTATTTTTGCGTTTCTATGATAACATAAAGCTATTTCAAAATCAGTTAAAAATGTTTTCTCTAAATCTCCAATCCCACCTCCGCCTTTATCCCATATAATAACATTTGATAATTCTCCAATAGGCTCACAAAATTCAATCCATTGTTTTACAACTTTCCAAGATGTCCAAACAAAAACAAATCCATTTGAAAATAATGGTAAATTATTTATCCAATCCGTTATAAAAATATCATCATTTTTTAATACATCAAATTTATTCGTCTTTGTTCGCATATTCGATTGATAGCTTACACCATAAGGAGGGTCAGTAAAAACCATATCTGCTTTCTCCCCATTCATTAGCCTTGCAACTTGGTCTGAATCTGTACTATCTCCACAAAGCAAACGATGCTCTCCTATCTCAATCAAATCTCCAACTACTACATCAACCTGCATATTGTTAGGTTCTGTGTAATCATCTTCTTCTGCTTCAAGTTCTGTTTCTGTATCAAAAGGAAAACCATCCAATCCCCACTCTTCAAGCAAGTCAGCATCCCATTCATTGGCTAATATATCCCAATCCCATTCTCCAAAACCTACATTATCTTTTACGATAAATTCCTTCTGTTGTTCATTGGTTAGTTCATTAGCCATTATAATAGGAACTTCGGTTAGTCCTGCTTCTTTGCAAGCCTTTAGTCGCATATTACCACCAAGAACTACCATATCATCATTCACTACAATTGGTCTTAATTCAAGCATCTGAGGGAAGTCTTTTATTGACTTTACTAATTGCTTAAATTTGTTGTCCTTTATTATTCTTGGATTATCTTTATTTGGCTTTATTTCGCCAATTGCTATTAATTTACTTTCTGCCATTTTTTTCTTTGTGTTTCCCTACTGTAACTATTAGACTAATTTATTGATTTTGTTTCAGTTCTAATTTTAGGTTTTTTGTTATTATTTACAAATATAACCATTTTATTGGAATTAGAAGGAGGAAGTAACCCGCCAAGATTAATTTTCCTCCTCCTTTTCCTCAGCAAATTTCTCAAGACGTCGCAGCACTAATGTGTTTGGATTTTGTGGGTACTGTATAACGTTGAGAGACTTTACTATATTTTCCTGATATCTTAACGCTTCTTTTACATTTCCAAAGGTTAATATAAGGTTCTCGGTCTTGTATGCTATTCTTGCCTGTAATGATTCTCTTTCTTCTATCATTTCTTTAGTTTATTTAATCCTTCTTTTATTATTCTGCTGATTGAATGAACAGATGTACCGTACTTATCAGCATAATGCTTTAAGGACTCTCCTTCTTGAAGGTACTCGTTAAATATTACTGCTTCTTGGTGCAGCGTAAACTTACTATGGTGGTGTTTCTTTTGGCTCATCTTGTTATCTTAATTCGTAATCTATTTCTAAGCTATCTAATAAGGCTCTATTAGGTCTTTTCTTTCCTCTTTCGAGTGCTATTAAGTACAAGGTATTTTTCTTTGCTGTAATCGCCTCTATTTGCCTCTCAAGGTCAATGCACTTATTATTCCTTACCTCATCGATAACTCTATCAGAATTAAAATTATTATTTACTACTGATAGTATAGTCATAATACCTATCGTTATAACTACTATTCCTGTGCTTGTTTCTCTATTCATTTTTATTTAATTTTTAAAAGCCTGCGAAATTAATCACAGGCTTTAAGGTTTTTAAAACGGCAAATCGTCTTTTGCTTCTTCCAAATTATTTTCAGTTTCAGATGTGTTCTTTTTAACCATCCAAGCTGATGTCTGAGTGTACCATCTTTCGTTGTACTCTCGGCTTGATACGTTAAAACTAACTGTTACATTGTCGCCAACGTTATTAAACTTTACAAAGTTGTCTACTTTCTCCTCTCCGAATACATCAAAGCATATTGTGTTAGTGTACTCTCCATCTTTGGATTCTAAGACAAAGTTTAGCTTTTTCCATTCTTTACCTGCTTTACTTGTTCCTTGTTCTACGTTAAGGATTTGCTTAATCGTTCCTGTTACTTCCATTCTTCTTCTTTTTTAATTGTTATTAATTGTTTTAATTCTTGATAATCTTCTTTTGTTAGGTCTTCCTGAGCATTGCTTAGCATTCTCTTTACTATGTCTAATTCTGCTAAGTTCCTGCTGTATTCTATACCCCTTATTACTTCATCGTATATTTTCATCTTACTTAGTTTTTAAACATCGGGGTCAGTCATCCTAACCCCGATTTTTATTACTTTAAATCTTCTACTACCTTACCTTCACTTGACGTTATTCTGTTATCTAATATAACACCATCTTCGTTTTCGTGGTAAATTCGGTTACCCGCTTCATCATATTCATATTTCCCCCAATGCCCATTATAGATTTCAAAGTAGATTTTATTACCCGCTTCATCGTATTCTCTTTTAATCCACGTATCAGTACACGTTTCAAAGTATATTTGGTTACCCGCTTCGTCATATTCTTTTTTATACCAAAACTCTTCTGTGTCTTCGTGGTATATTAGGTTGCCTTTCTTGTCATAAATTTCAAATGGAAACTCGGTAATGTTTAACTGTTGTGCTATTGTCTTCATCTTTTTTAGTTTTGTTTGAAGCAAAAATATACATAAACTTACAATCCACCAAATAAAATTGAATATATTTTTAAAAATTTATAATATCTAAGCATTCGAGTACTCTACTGGTTAACGCTTCTTTGTCCTCCTTTGGTATTTCAAAAGTAAAAACGTTCAAATCTTCATATCCTGACCCTTTTGGGATGTAGGCAATATTTGGATTCTCCGGATTGGCTATAATTTCATCGTAGATGTACTTATATTGCCATAGGTTTTTCCCATCATACTCTTCGACCATCTTCGAAAGCTGCATCAGTTCATCCTCCTTTGGCATAAAAGCGATGGCTTCTCCGTAGTCCAAGTTAAGAATACAGGCATTACTAACAATTTGCCAATATTCTGCCTTAAAATCCTTCTTTAGTAGCTCTAAGTCTTTAGATTGTATTGCATCTGCATACTCAGTAAACTTATTAGGCTGATATGATTTTAATTCTGCTACTTTATTATCCGCTAAGAAGTCAGGTGTACCCACCCAACCGTCAATGGTTGGATGAGCAAACGACTTATCACCGATGTGTTGATAATCTAAACCTAATTTGTACTCATTTACGTACAATTCCATAAAGTGTCCCCACGCCATCGGTCTACTGTTTACATCTACCGATAAAGAACCATTGAATTTACGCTCTCTAATGCGTTCTTTTAAGTAAGTTTCACAAGCCCTGCTATAAGGCTTTGCTTTGCTTTGTGCTTTATCCATCAGTAGGCTCGCTTTAGAACTACTAATTGCTCCTTGTCTTATCTTATTGTCTAATACGCTCATCTTATAATGATTTTAAGTGGTTAAGCACTTTGCTGTAATTAGAAGCAATCTTATCATTTATAGTCTTCTCAATCGCAGGGAAATGGTCAGCTTCTATCTTATCAGCTTTTTCTTGAAATAGTCGCTTTAATTCAGGATAAAGTGACGTAGGGTCTGCTTGTTTTGTTTCTTTCTTTACTTGCTGTCCACCTGCATCGGTGTCTTTGTCCGTTACTAAACCAAGTGCGGAACTAAGCGCATAACGTCTTATGTATGTTATTGCAGAGCCTAACACTTGGAACTCATTCATACCTTTAAGCGATACATTCTGAGGAATGGCTGTTATGCTTTCGATAGTTTCTCCGCTTTCTACGTGGAATAGTATAGTCTTAATGCTTGCTCCCTCAATCAGCTGAGTAAATCCTAAACCATTTTTCTTTAGTAATGGGTTAATAACGTCAAAAATTGTAGGTAAATCTGCGTAAGAATACCCGTAACCTTGCGTTCCTTTGTGAATTACAGGAACTTCTTGTTGAAAATCTGCTAATGCTTTAAATAAATGTTTCATCTTGTTAGTTGTTTATTAAGTTATCAAATTTGTTGAATGCTTTTCTAATTTCAGAGATAAAGTGTTCCTCATTAGTTAGCCTGTAAGCCTCCTTGATAAAGAATGATTCACTTAGATTGGTTATGTTAACGTCTACGCTATCTTTTGATACGTCTACAGTCATAATGTCATCGTATGATGAGCATTTTACTACACAGTT